GCGTAGTGAAGAAGATAAGATACCACAGTCGTAGACTTACCAGTCTGACGAGGCATCTTACAAATATTGAATCTGTTTTCATGGAAGTTGTTAATTAACTTTTCCTGAAAATGATATGGGTGAAATTGTGTTAGACCTTCATCCAGAGAAACAATTTTAATATAATTATTTGCAAAGTAAACAGGATCTTCCTTACATTTAAGGAATTCTATAACCTGTTCTTCTGTAAATTCAATCGCGGTATTCGCCTTTTTTAAATTGGGATTACCAAGATATATTCCATGATCAGACATATTTTATCAGCAATTCCAAGCTCTTAATGACTTATTGATTCTGCTATCTGGATCATTAGCAGTTTTTTTGGAAGTCAATTTTTTCTTCATTCCTTTCATTCGAGCGCAGAAAGATGCCCTACGGGGATTTCCAACCTTCTTGCTAGGTGCTTTGAGGTCAGATCCTGGATTTTCTCTTTCGTAAGACTTTCTGCCTTTTTCGTTAAGTCCGCCTGACTTAGACTTTCCTTCTTTTTTGGTCCATGCTGCTCCTTCTGTTTGGAGGAGTGGGTTTCCCGGTTCATAGTCCGATACTACGTAATTTTGAACTTTTGCGCCAGGATATACCTTATTGATCTGATCTTGAATTTCAGATCTACCAGGTACTTTTACTGAAGGGAAGAACATTTGAATAGAATAGAACTTTCCTCTCCAAGAAAGAAAAACCTTAACAATATTTCCAGTTTTTGCTGGAATGCGAGTTGCCTCAACCATTGCCTCAATATCATATGTTTCAGAACATATGCAAGGATTTTGACCACATCTAGGGCAGGTAGTTGCATTCATTGGTTCGGGTTTTACAACGTCTTGAATAACTGCGAAGGTCTTACCATAAGCATCTGTGAGTTCGATGTCTTCCTTCTTGACACAGTTATTATACGTTTTACCAAACATCTTTTTGGTTCCTTTCTTTTCATATCCTTTCCAACACTTTTGTCCTGCCTCATTTACCTCAACGGCATCAATAGACTCAAGTGCTGCAATCTGGATTGGAGTAAATTCTTCGTTCTTCTTGGATTTATTTCCCCAATTCTTAGCACCGACTTTGCGGCATTTGACCAGTGCTCCTGACGCATATGCACTTGGCCAAACTGAATAACGTGACTTGACCTTATGGTAACAGGCGTCTTTTTCGCCTTTAGCTTCAATTACGGTTTCTTCGGTATTCACGTTAATTGCTTTCCCCTTTCTATCTGGATTTGGATCTTTGCGATTCTTGCGACGAAATGCTGCTTCCTCTTCATCTTTGGAGAGGTTACGCTTCATTTTGCTAGAACCGCACTTGGGTTTTGTTGTTTGTCCTGGTTGTCTTGCGCAGGGTTTTCCTGCATATTTGCCACCCAGTTGAACCCAACCAGGCTTGCCATCACTAGAGCGACTCTTGCCAAACCAGTCACGCAAAGAACTATCGCCACTTTTGTTAGCTTCACTTACAGAACCTCCACCATTGCCATTACCATTTCCATTGCTACCATTACCATTCTTTTTGGTTTCTGCTTCATCTTCCACAGAATGACCATTTTCTTTTCTTAAGTATCCAGCAGGGCCCACCATCTTAAATCCCTTGGGGATTGGTTTACACTTTTTATCAGTGTAGCAATAATATTCACCTGACGGGCACTTATGCTTTGTCATTAAATGAGATAGTTCTCTTATTATTTAGCCTTTTTGCTCTTCATTTGGCAATCCTTTCTTCAGTAGTTTTGCCAAATCAGCAGTAGATCCTACAAACAAAGCGTTATTAACTGTAGACGGACCTTTTGTTTGTTTTTCTTCTTCCACTTCTTTAAGTCTCTTTTGAAGTTCCATTAATTTGTCAGTTGCATCTGCAACACTTTTTATCAACTGACCAGCAACTTCATATGCTCTTGCTTGTTCTGTTTCTTGTGCAAGTTCAAGAATACCATTAATTGCCTCTTGACCTTTTTCTATAAGTGAATATAGATTACCTCTAGTATACTCATAATCTTTAGTTATATCTGTAGAAGATTTCTTTTCTTCAATCTTCTTGACTGGTGCCGGTTCAACTTCCGGAGTAATTATATCGTTAGATACATTAAATGTTTCATTTAGATCGTCAAATTTCTTTGTCATTTTCATGAGAATCCGCCGTCAAAACCAAAGTCATCGCCAGTTGGAATGAGTATATTATCTGCCGCCGTAATTGTACCAATCTCAGAACCAGCAACATGTGATACCGGTGTTGTTCCGTCCTGACCACGCCTGACTGTTAGTTTGTTGCCAGTTATCTTACTAACATATAGTGATTCGCCATTTATAATAATATTGCCACCTTTAGTGATAGACGCAACTTCTGCTACATTTATTGATGTTACAGACTCACTGATGTCTTCTGATAATGTTGTGACAACTACACCATCATAATTTTTAATCGCTCTTGGTTCAACCGAATAAGTAACATCTCTTTCAACATTTCTACCATCTCTTGCTCCAGCAACATAACCAACAGAAACTTTTCTAATAATGTCAGTACCAGCAGAAGCAACTGGACCATAAAGATAAGTTTTTGCAGTAAATCTAAGTGTATAGATTAATGCTCTTCTGGTAGTAAAATCTCCTTCATAATCATCATTCATCGTGATGCTATCAAGGATCACAGGTATATCCTTCTTTTCAGAAATTTCTGATAAAAGATTTACTGTTAGATTATATGATGGTTGAAAATATGGTAAGATTTGCTCAACAATTTGGAGCATGTCATCATTCAACTTGGTCATAACATTCAGTTCAAACTGCATGTTATATGGAACCGGCATGTATGCTTTCTTCTCTTCTCCACCACTTCCTAAAAGAAAAGATTGTGTGGTTGTGACTTTTCTTGTTGGATCATAATTTAATCCAGTAAACTCAAATGACATTCTAGGAAGACTCATCTGCGTTGGTTTATTGAGATCCGCAGATTGCTCAAGTCTTGCCAAGAACTTTTGCATTGGACCATATGCCAATGGAACTTTTACCTCACTGACAGTGCTATCATTGTCATCAGAGTGCTTTATAACAATTCCGTTGAACAGTGTTCCGAAAGATATTAAAGTCTTTCTTAATATTTCGTGGTAAAAGTATTCAAACATGGTGAAAGTTTATTGTACTCTATTTAACAAAATGTATTATTATTTATGGATTACCAAATGGATTGGACTCACTGAAGTCTAAGATAGAATCTGCTTCCAGTTCTATGGTATCATTGTCCGCATATGGATCAATAACATCATCTGTATTTACAGTTCTTATTGCCCTATTTGCTCCACTTGTAGATCCAAGTAACATTTCTCCTGCCAAGAATGTGCCAGATACTACTTTAAGTTCTAAGACATTAGTTGTGGCATCCCAAGAATTGACATATGCTGTGGTGCTACTACTTGCTCCAGTTACCACTTCATTATATTGATATGAACCTGTGCTTCCAAATATTGGATCTGCTATTGTAATAGTTGGTGCAGACGTGTACCCTAATCCAGCATTTGTAACCCTAACTTCAGTGACAATACCAACAGAATTAATAACTGCACGTCCAGTTGCAACAACAGTAGTTCCTGAACCTGTTGGAGAACTGAATGTTACAAGAGGATCTGCATCATATCCACCACCACCAGACGTTACAGAAACAACGCCAACAACGCCATCACCAATAGATGTTGTTGCTGCCACACCAGCACCACCACCGCCTACAAAGGCGATTCCTGGTGCAACAGTGTATCCTATGCCAGTATTACGGAATTCAACGCCCTGGACCTTTGTTCCATCAACAAAACCATTACAATCTATGAGTCCATCAATCATTGTTGCTACACCAACTGCAGTTGTTCCTCCAGATGGTGCTGCAGAGAAAGCGACTGTTGGTATTGATGTAAAATTATTTCCTCTATTGGTCAGTTGAACAAATCTTATACCACCGTTAACAATTCCGGTAATTGCAGTTGCTGTTGCTGCAGTTCCAACCATTGAAAGGGTAATATTATATCCCTGATCAACTATGTTATCGTCTATCTCTGCAATATCTGTAGTGATTACTTCATCTTCATATCTGAAGAGTTCACACGTTAATTGATAAACATAATTTTTTTGTAGTTGATAGAATGGTTTTTCATGCTCAACATATTTGATCTCAAATAATCTATCGCCTAATGGAAAATAAATTAAATCACCTTCCTTAGGTCTAGTTGCTAATTTAACATCATCAATTTCTTTAGATAACGGTGTAATATATTCTTCAAATCTTTCTTTAGATATGGTCAAAGTTAGATCATCCATCTCTTGAATACCAAACTTTGACATCAAGGTGCCAAGACCATTATATCCATCGTAAGTATCTACATACGCTTCTATTGGATATGCATTTTCAAATTTAGATTCAACAACTTCTCTTATAATTGTATTTGTAGTAGCATACTGACGAGGCAAATAATATACTTCTACACCATATATTTTTAACTGCTCATTAATTAAATCCTGAACAAGATTTTGTTCGCCTTGAGAACCTTGTTGAAAAAATGGATTAAGCATGATATCAACCTATCATATCTAATGGTGGAAGTTCGTATGTATTTGACATTTTTTCCATTAGATCGTCAATTTCTTTTTGTGCATCATCATATATTTGTCTACCATTAAGTTCTACTCCACCAGGAAGTTTAACACCTTGGAACTTGATTAAGTTTTGTCCCCACTGTCTTTTAATTAAAGATGTTAAGTATATTTTCAAAAATGAATCATTCCACACACGCGAATAATCATTAGGATCTAAGATTCTAAAGCAATCAATTATTATAAAATCTCCAACACTTAAAGAACCCCAATCAATATCAAGATACAATCTATCTTGTCTTTGATTGAATCTGATTTGTTTTTGAGTTGTTAAAAGAAAATCCATATCTTCAAGATATGTTTTTACCATCGCATAAGTAAGAATTTCTGTAGATCCCCAATAATAAACGTCATTAAGAAACATTTGATACTTAACACTAAACATGTTGTTTGTGATTGTGTTAGTACCATCAAAATGGAATATCTTAGTTACACCAATAACAGACGGTGGAACCTGTAAAAAATTGCTATTCTCTAGATATGAAAATGTTGTGGAGGCACCATTAATAGATGTTGTCGCAGTTGTAGTTGTTATTCCAGCGGTATTATCAGTTCCTGGTTTTGCTCTACCTCTATCAATATCTTCTTGTGTAACTTGATATTTTAAGAACATTTGCGAGACACCATCAAAGTGTCTTTCTTGAAAAAATTGAAGTGCATCATCCACAAGATCATCAATTTGCTCATCGGCAACATTGATTTCCAAAACTGGCGCACCCAGTTTTCTTTTACAGTAGTTGATTAATTCTTGTCTAGAAGATGGTTGCGCCATTTATCTTATACCTTATAAAGATATTTATGCTATTTTAGATAAAACTTCTTGTTGCTTCAAATAAAGTTTTGCATAACATTTTGCAACATGCCTTATTTGTTCAATGTCAGTAAGAGCATCAAGTTCTCTCGAATGTTTTGTATATTCAAAATTTTTCGTTAAACTATCTAATTTGATATCGTCAGGGTTCATTTGCAATACTCCTAAGAAGTGATTTAATTTCGTTCAAATCATTTTTGATAGAATTGACATCTTTTTCTAAAATGTCAATTTTATTTTTTTCATTTTGTCTCATTTTTCTATTATTAATATAGGACAAATAATCAGATTGATTTGTATTAATAATAGCATTTGTTTTAGGATCTCTAAAAAGATCCTTTTCACCTTCTACTGGAATTAAATTCATATTATGCTAAAGCAATTGCTCTCAGATCTTTAAGTATTGGTGGGAATGCCTGATTAGTTGAAGTAAATATAAGTTTCACCCGGAATATTTTAAATTCAGGTAAGTTATCATCGGTAAAACTATAATCCCTAAAGCTATTATAATTTTTTCTAATAGAGAAAGAATCATTTTTCACTGGAATGTTATCAGGTGATCCTGTGCTAGCAGATGTATCAATTTTTTGTCCTGAAGAATCTAAATTTGCAAAACCAGGGAACGGTGTAAAGAT